TGGTCTGGGTACTGCCGCTGGCGACCGGATCAGGCACAGCCCTCGCCATCGGCACCGCAGCCGTGGCCCTGTTCGCCCCAGCCTACTGGCTCGCCTACCGAATAGGCGCCGGCACCTGGCTGGCCGAGTGGTTCATCGGCGCACTCTTCGGCGCGGCCCTGGCTGGGCAGTGGGTGGTTGGCTACTGATACCCGTGATCCGGTAGCCCCGATCCCATCGCTCATTAGGCGCGCCCACCGTGGCGCGCTTTTTCGTGACGGAAAAACCGCCAGAGGAAGAAGGCCGCCCTCGTCGCCACGATGGAACCTGACATTGGTTCATCTGCGCAGATGAGGGCATCTATATGGCCGAGCAGTTCTTGCATGGGGTCGAGGTTCTGGAGATTACCGCCGGACCGCGGCCCGTTCGTACCGTCCGATCGTCCGTCATCGGCATTGTGGGCACGGCCCCCGATGCGGATGTGTCGGCGTTTCCCATCAACACGCCCGTTCTGGTGACCAACCGTGGCGAAGCCGCCAGGCTCGACACCACAGCCACCGGCAACGGCACGCTGCCGTCGGCGATGGATGGCATCTTCGACCAGATCGGGGCCGTCTCCATCGTGGTGCGCGTCGAGGAGGGCGCCGACGATGCCGAGACGCTTGCCAACGTGCTTGGCGGCGTGAATGCCACCACCGGCGACTATGAGGGCGTGCACGCGCTGCTCGGCGCCGAGTCGGTCGTTGGGTTCGCCCCGCGCATCCTGTGTGCCCCCGGCTTCACCGACAGCCGCGTATCCGGCGGCGTGCTCGCGATCGCGGTCGACACGGCCGGCACCGGCTACTCCATCGGCGGCACCACGGTCGCCATCGATGATGGCGCCGGCACCGGCACCGGGGCGACTGCCGAGGTCACGGCCGTGGGCAACAACGGCGAGATCACCGAGATCACCGTCACCGACCCGGGCAGTGGCTACGACCAGGGCACCGTGGCAGTCACCATCACCGGCGACGGCACCAGCGCGGCGGCTTCTGCCTCCGTCGGCACGGCAGGCAACCCGGTCGTCTCCGAGATGCTGGGCATCTCCGAGCGTCTGCGCGGCATCATCGTCGCCGACGGCCCGAACACCACCGACGAGGATGCCATCGCCTACGCCGGTGACTGGGGAAGTGCACGCGTCTACGTGGTCGACCCGTGGGTCACGGTCTACGACTCGGACGGCAATATCGCCATCGAGCCGCCGAGCCCCCGGGTCGCCGGCCTGATCGCCAAGATCGACAACGACCGCGGCTTCTGGTGGTCGCCGTCGAACCAGGTGATCAACGGCATCGTCGGCACGGCCCGCCCGGTCGACTTCAAGCTGGGCGACGCCAACTGCCGCGCCAACCTGCTCAACGAGAAGCACATCACCACGATCATCCGCCAGGACGGCTATCGACTGTGGGGCAACCACACGCTGTCCAGCGACGAGAAGTGGCGCTTCCTCAACGTGCGCCGCACGGCCGACATCATCAACGAGTCGCTGCAGCGGGCGCACCTGTGGGCCGTCGACCGGAACATCACCAAGACCTACATGGAAGATGTGACCGAGTCGGTCAATGCCTACCTGCGGACCCTCAAGAATCTCGGCGCCATCCTCGGCGGTGAGTGCTGGCCCGACGAAGACCTGAACAGCCCGACCAACCTGTCGGCGGGCAAGGTCTACTTCAACTTCGATTTCACCGCGCCGGCGCCGGCGGAGCACATCACGTTCCGCTCGTCCCTGGTGAATGACTACTACAGCGAGGTGCTCGGCTGATGGCTACCCCACGCGACGTACTCAAGAACCTGAACCTGTTCGTTGACGGCCGGGGGTACGCCGGCCAGATCGACGACTACACGCCGCCCGCGCTCACCATGCAGACGGAGGAGTACCGGGCCGGCGGCATGGACGCCCCCGTCGACATCTCCATGGGCATGGAAGCGATGGAGACAAGCTTCAACCTGATCGCCTACGACCGCGACGTGCTTGGCCAGTTCGGCCTGGCCGAGGGCAACCTCGTCCAGCTCACCGCCCGCGGCGCGCTCGAGTCGTTCGACGGCTCTCGCTCGACCGTGGTGCACAACATGCGCGGCAAGGTCACCTCGCTGGGTCGTGGCACCTGGGCGGCCGGCCAGAAGCCGCAGCTCTCCGTGACCATGCGGCTGGTCTACTACCGCGAGACCCACGGCGACCTCCCGATCCACGAGATCGACGTGGAGAACATGATCCGCCGCATCAACGGCATCGACCAGCTGGCCGAAGAACGCGACGCATTGGGTATCTGACATGAGTGATTTTCTGACGATCAAAGACGACGGCAGCATCGGCATCGAACTGGCTAAGCCGATGGACCTGGACGGCGCCGAGGTGGGCGAGCTCACCATGCGCGAGCCCACCGTCGAAGACCAGCTCTCGATCGACAAGATCAAGGGCGGCGAGGCCGAAAAGGAGCTGCACCTGTTCGCCAACCTCTGCGAGGTCACCCCGCAGGATCTGCGCAAGCTCACCCTGCGTGACTACCGCAAGGTGCAGGAGGCGTTCCGCTCTTTTTTGGACTGACGCCCGAGCAAGTCAGGTCAGGGGCGCTGGTTCTGGCCGGACAAACAGGATGGGGGGAGCGCGAGATCATGACGATGCGCGTCTCCCGGTTTACCTGGTGGCTCGACGGGCTGCCAAGGGCGATTCCCCGGGCCTGACCGGGGCTTACACAAAGGGGGCCGCATGGCTGAACAACGCCTCAGCGCGATGGTCCGAATTGGCGGCGCCGTCGAGAAGAGCCTGACCAAGGGGCTGCTCCGCACCTCCGACCGGCTGGGCGACATCGGCCAATCGATCCACGAGGTCAAGAAGCGCCAGTCCGAATTGGGGCGACAGCGCAAGACGCTGATCGACCAGGGCCGCTCGGTCGAAGCGCTCGATCGGGAATACAAGCACCTCACCGGCACCCTCAAGGAACTCGAGACACGTCAGCGCAAGTGGCGCGACGTGGCGGCAAAAAGCACCAAGGTGGGCCAGACCTGGGGCACCATGATCGGCCGCGTCGGCCGGGTAGCCCGCACGGCTGCCTACACGATCGGCGGGGTGGCCACGGCCATCGGCGCGGTCACTACCACCACGGCAAACGCCGCCGAGGAAACCCTCCAATGGTCGCGCCGGCTGGGTGTGACCACCAAATGGCTATCGCGCACCCAGTACGCCGCCGGTCAGTACGGCGTTCAACAGGACGCCGTGATCAACGGCATCAAGGAGCTGTCCCTGCGCGCCGACGAGTTCGCCGAGACGGCCAAGGGCCCGGCGGCCGAGGCGTTCGACCGGCTCGGGCTGTCGCAGGCGGAAGTCAACGAGCTCAGCGAAGACACCGCCCGGTTGTTCGAGGTGGTGAAAGGCCGGATGACCGGCATCACCAACGTGGCCGCCAGACAGCGGATCGCCGACGAGCTGTTCGGCGGCACGGCGGGCGAGCAGTTCGCCGAGACGCTTGGCATCAGCCGCCAGGAGCTTGAGCGGCTGCGCGAGGAATCCGACGCCACCGGGAACACCATCGACGAGTCGATGGGCGAGGCGGCGCGCAAGTACAACCGTGCCTTTCGGCGCATGGGTGGGGCGATCAGCGGCCTGCGCAACATGATCGGCGCCGAGTTGCTGCCGGTGGTGACCGACCTGTTCGGCGCCATGAGCGAGTGGGCCATCGAGAACAAGGCACGCGTCGGTGAGCTGGCGAGTGAGTTCGTCGACTGGTTCCGTGTGTCGTGGCCGAACGTGAAGAGTTTCATCTCAGGGATGAAATCGATGGCGGTCGTAATCGGGAACGTCGTTTCCTGGGTGGCCGATCTGGTCGGCGGCTTCGACAGGCTCGGCATGATCGTGGTTGGTCTGTTCGCCGGCAAGGCGCTGATCTCGATCGGGGCATTCGGTCTCGCCGTGGCCAAGCTCGGCATCACCATGGGGACGCTCGCCGCCACGGCGCTGCCTGCGGTGGCCGCCGGCATCAAGGCAATCGGCATGGCCCTGTTCGCCAACCCAATCGGTCTGGTGATCGGCGCGATCGCCGGCGCCGCCTTCCTCGTCTACAAGTATTGGGACCCGATCTCCGACTGGTTCTCCGGTGTGTGGGATGACATGAAGGGCGCAGCATCCGGGGCGATCGAGTGGTTAAAGGGGCTGCTTGAGTGGCCGCCACTGGCCACCTTTAGCAAGGCGTGGGCCCCGCTGACTGACTGGTTCGGTGGCCTTTGGGATGGCATCAAGGCCAAGGCAGGCGCGGCTCTCGACTGGATCCGCGCCAAGATCGAGTGGGTGGGCGATGCCATCGAGACCGCCAAGGGCTGGGTCGGCATGGGCAGCGATGACGATGAGAGCGTCATGGACTCGCCGCGCCCGAGTGGGGCGGGTTCCGTGGCTGGTGCTCAGCAGTACGTCGCCGGGCAGAAAAGCTACCAGCAGATCAAGCAGGAGTGGAAGATCGACATCCACCAGCAGCCTGGGCAGGACGCACAGGACGTTGCCGACGAGATCGAGCGCCGGCAGCGCGACCAGATGGGCGGGGCGCTCTACGACGGACCCACCACATTCTCAGGCGCGGCGGGGTACTGATCCATGGCCGACATCATGATGCAGATCGGGCTCTACCAGTTCAGCGTCGGAACGGCGGCCTACGAGACCATGCGCCGTTCGACCGGCTGGAAGTGGGCCGCACAGGAGCGGATCGGCCAGCAGGAGGCCCTGCAGTACACCGGCAAGGCGGGCGACACGATCACTCTATCTGGCGTGATTTACCCGCACTACCGCGGTGGCATCGAGCAGATCAACACAATGCGCGACGAGGCCGACGCTGGGCGTCCGATGCTGTTCGTCGATGGCCGCGGCTACGTGCACGGCCGCTGGGTGATCGAGAAGATCGAAGAAGAGGGCAGCTCACACGCCCGGGGCGGGGTCGCCAAGCGCCAGCGTTTCACCATCCGGCTGAGGAAGTACAGCGATGAGCCGTAGCATCTACCGCACCAAGGAGGGCGACACCGTCGACCTGATCTGCTGGCGGTACTACGGCAGCACCGCCGACCGGATCACCGAGCGCGTCCTCGAGGCCAACCTCGGCCTGGCGGACGAGGGGGCGGTGCTGCCTTCCGGTGTCGAGATCGTCCTTCCTGACCTGACCGTCGCCTCTGACGACAATGGGGTGCGGCTGTGGGAGTGAGGCCCGTCTATCGGCTCGTTGCCAACGACGAGGACATCACCGCCACCATCCGCGATCGATTGATTTCGCTGCGGCTGAGCGACAGCGCTGGCCTCGAGTCCGATTCGCTCGACATCAAGATCACTGACCACGACCCATCCGCGCCGATCCTTCTGCCGCCACGCGGTGCCGAGCTGCGCCTGTGGATCGGCTACGACGACGCGGCCACCGAGATGGGGCTGTTCGTCGTCGACAAGGTGGAGATGTCCGGGCCGCCGGACCACATCACCATCAAGGCCAAGGCGTCGATTCAGGCCGTGTCAGGCTCTGGCGCCGGCAGTACGCGCAGCACGCTCACCACGCAGAAGACGCGCAGCTGGCCGGCGGGCCTCACCCTGGGCGAGATGGTCTACAAGATGGCCGCCGAGCATGGCCTCGATCCAGCCGTCGCCGACTCGCTCGCCTTCACCGAGCTGCCCCACGTCGACCAGGTCAACGAGTCCGACATCTCCCTGCTGACCCGCCTGTCCCGCGGATACGGCGCCATCGTCAAGCCGGCAGGAGGCAAGCTGGTCGTCGCCGAGCGCGGGGCGAGCAAGACCGTCAGCGGCCAGAGCCTGCCGACCGTGGCTATCGCCAGGCAGGACGTGAGCAAATGGCGGGTGCAGCTCGACGAGCGGGTGAGTGCCGGCAAGGTGATCGCCGTCTGGCGGGATCTGGAAGGCGGCGTCGATCGCGAGGTATCAGTCGGCGACGGTGACCAGGTGCGCCGGCTGCGGCACGCCTACGGTAGCGAGGCCGAGGCGAACAAGGCGGCGCGTGCCGAGTACGAGGGCGCCAACCGCGGCGAGTCGTCCCTGTCGCTGACCATGCCGGGTGACCCGCGCCTCATCGCCGAGGCCCGCGTCTCCCTGTCAGGATTTCGCAGCGGGGTGGCCGGCACCTGGCTGATCACGAAGGCCGACCACACCCTCGACGGCGCAGGCTACCGCACCTCGATCAGCTGCGATGCGACCGGGTAGACCGTCAGTCGTCCCGGTTGGCCATCTTGTGATAGGCCGCGTCTTTGGTCAGTTGCTGGTACATGCCGCCGGCACCCAGCAGCCCGATGATGAGGTACACCCACCAAACGATCTCGTCGCCGAACATCCAGTAGGCGACCAGCGGAAATCCGATCCCGCCAAACGCAAGTGAGAACAGCGCGCGCTTCTGATCTCCAGTCATGATCAACCCTCCATGTGTCTGCCTCTGATCGTAGCACCGCGAACTGACGGGACACAGCGCCGCGCCTACGTCCTAGCACCAATCCTGCTCCTACGTTTTGAATACCATTTGAATAGGATTTGAATAGCCCGGCCGGGGACCAGACACGAAAAAGCCCGGCGAGCATGATGCTGCCGGGCTT